CTCCGCGCTGGTTGATTTACCAGCGACATCAGCAGCTCATCCTGAATCCCGATTTGTGTCAGGTGGCCGATACCGTAGTGGCCTACTCACCCTGCACCACGCCGGAGCGGGGGATGCCCCTGGGTGTGGAGCCTTCTCAGCAGGAGATGGTGGCTCTGCCCAGCGCGGTCGATAACTGGCTGAAATGCCAGATGGGTGTCCATTGTGCCGGTCACTATATGGATGACTACTACATCATCATGCCGGATGTTGAGCAACTGAAAGCAGTAATTCGGGAGATGGTGCGCCGGTTTGAAGCACTCGGCATCCGAGTGAACAAACGGAAGTGCAAAATCATTCCCCTCACGAAGCCCTTCCGCTTCTGCAAAGCCCGGTTCACGCTCGGTCCGACTGGCAAAATCACGGTCAACGGAAGCCGAGACGGTGTGAAGCGAGCACGGCGCAAACTGAAGATGTTCTATCAGGAGTTTAAGGCGGGTAAGCGTCCGCTCTCCGATGCGGAGCAATTCATGGAGTGCCAGACCGCCTACTACCGCGTTTTCAACGACCATGGGCGGTTGCTCCGCCTGCGGCGGCTATACCATGCTATCTTTTTTGGAGGTGCGAAATGTTCAGAATTATCAAGGACGGGGTGAACATCGGCATGACCGAGACACCCAACTATATCAAGCAGGCTGAAAATGGCTGCTATGTTCTGTGCCAGGAGCCGGAGGCTTCGGGCATCGCTTTTGAGGGTACACAGTACCACCTCCTGGGCCGGGATGCTCTGGAAGGTCTGGAGACCGTCAGGCTGGAGGAGACGGATGCCGGCGGGGAGATTACCAAGGTCAGCGCCACGGGCGGCATCGTGTTCGTCACGATGGCAGAGGCCGGGAATATTGACGCTGCTACCGCAGCGGAACACGCAGACTTCTTTGCGGAGTGGGCTTACCCAATCAACTATAAGACTGGAAACATCCGACGGTATGGCGGTAAGTTGTACCGTTGCGTGAAGGACCACACCTCTCAGGAGGATTGGACACCGGAGGCCGCCGCCAGTCTGTGGGCTGCCACGGCAGATCCAGCGGAGGAGTGGCCCGCCTGGAGCCAGCCCGTAGGCGCTCACGACGCCTATAACGCCGGGGACAAGGTTTCCCACGGCGGCAAGCACTGGACCAGTAACGTCGGCAGCAACGTGTGGGAGCCGGGTGTGTACGGCTGGTCTGAAGTCGTCGAGGAGGAGTAAGGCATGGAGTACCACAGCTATATCGCTCGCCGCCGTGCTCGTTTTAAGAGCTGCGATGGGCAACAGGTGAATATCCCCTTCGGCTCCGTCTTGGAAAACCAAGGCGGATTTTTGATGTGGCACGGGGTCCGGGCGTGTGTTGATACCAGCCAGAACGCTTACGACTTCTTCAGCCAGAACGATGACGGCAAAGGACTGGAGCGCGGAAAACTGGTGGGGGCCATCGTCACGACGCTGAAGAAGCAGGACGAGGCACATCAGCATCGTTGGAATAAGGTCTGGTCCGACAAGCTGTGCCAGAAGTATAAGCGCCCGGAGCACGAGGACTACTGGATTTGGAGTTTCGATTTCTACAACGCGCCGGTGGAGGACCTGCGCTATATCGCCGGATTGGTCGGCGCGAAAGTAAAACCCTGAGCTGCTGTTATTAAGGAGGCCGCTTCCGTTATTGGAAGCGGCCTTCAATGGTATCAAACAGGAGGTAGGAAGATGACTATTCAAGAAATTGTGAGAGGCGGGGGCGGTCTGCTTCTGGTCCTTATGACCCTGATGCAAATCGCCCCCGTCAAGGTGAACCCGTGGTCCTGGTTGGCGAGAGCAATCGGTCGGGCCATAAACGCCGAGGTCATCAAGAAGCTGGATGACCACATCACTATGGATGACCGCCGGTGCGCGGATGGGCACCGTACCCGCATCCTGCACTTCAACAATGAATTGCTCCGGGACATCGACCACACGAAAGAGGAGTTTACCGAGGTGCTGGCTGAGATAGACGCTTATGAGGAGTATTGCCGGGAACACCCTGAGTACCCGAACAACCGGGCGGTTTTGGCAATCGAGAATATCCGGGAGGTCTACAAGGAACGGCTGAAGCTGCATGACTTCCTCCAGGAGAGCAGCGCAGCCAGACAGGAGCGGGAGACATGAAAACTGTGTTGATTATCGCCGCGCTTTTACTGGCGGGGGCGGTGCTGGCTCTGGCCCTGCTCGCTGCCCGGAACGCCTACATCCGCTGGAAGAAAAACCGCGTTCGTCGTGCGGCCCCCCGTGAGCCTCGGAAGTGGCCCAAGTTTGAGATGACTAAGCTGGTGATTTGGGTCTGCCTCGTGAACGGTATCGCCTGGGTGTGGACCTCCTACTATCTGGCCTTCCAGGAGAAGACGCAGATTGCGGAGGGGTTGTCTCAGGTGGCTGTTACTGAAATCATCGGCGTGGTTCTGGCCTACTGCATCAAGTCGGCAGTAGAGAATCTGAGCAAAAACAATAACTGGCCCGATAAGGGACCGGCGCAAGACGACGAAGGAGGAGCAGCATGAACAAGAAACCCGTGTCCTATCTTCAGACTGATTCCCGTTGGAAAAATAAGCCTTACCGAGTCAAGGGCGAAAATGCTACCATCGGCGGCTCCGGCTGTGGCCCCACGGCGGCAGCCATGATTATCGAGACCGTGACCGGGAAAAAGTTTACCCCGGAGGACGCTTGCAACTGGAGCATGGCCCACGGCTACAAGGCCCTGGGCAACGGCACCTACTACGGCTACTTCAAGCCGCAGTTTGCCGAGTTTGGTATCGACTGTGATATGCTGAATTGGACCAAGACCTACGGCAAACCCGACCACGCCAACCACAAGAAGGTCGAGGAGATGCTGAAACAAGGCTACTACTTCATCGCTCTGATGGGCCCCGGCCTGTGGACTACCGGCGGACATTTCGTGGTGCTGTGGTGGCAGGACGGCAAAATGCGTATCAATGACCCCGCCAGCACTCGGGAGGTTCGGCTGAACGGAGACATCCGCACGTTCCGCAGCCAGTGCTCCTACTACTGGTGGATTGACGCCCGGAAGTTCAATGGGAATGGTGCCGCTGTGAAGCCCCCGGTCGCTTCCAGTGATACCCCCGCTACGGGCTCCGCTCCGTCTCTCTGTCTGAAAGTCGGCGACATCGTGAACTTTACGGGCACCGAGCACTACTTCAGCGCCAACACCTCCAAGCCGTCCACCTGCAAGCCTGGACAGGCCAAGGTGACGCAAATTTACAACGGGAAGCACCCGTACCAGTTGATTCACGTCAAGGGCGGCGGCTCCACAGTCTACGGCTGGGTGAACGAGAAGGACATCGAGCATCCCGCGCTGACCGCCATCAACAAGCTGGCGAAGCTGGGCGTCATCAACTCCCCGGACTACTGGTGGAAGACCGTTTCCGGTAACAAGGTCAAGTACCTGGACATCCTGTTTACGAAGGCGGCGGCGAAGATCAGCAAGGCCGGCACCCGCACCGCCACCCCGGAGGATGGTATCGCCGCTCTGGTGGCCGCTGGCGTCATTGACACGCCGGACTACTGGAAGGCCAACTACAAAGGCTACCCCAGCTTGGGCGAGCTGCTGTGCGCTCTGGGCGGGGCCGTCAAATAACTTTAGGAGGAATCAGCTATGGAAATCATCATTCAGAACATCCCCGCCGTCGTTGCGGTCCTTCTTCCCCTGGTGCTGGTGTTGATGATTGTCACCAACATCATCACTGAGGTGCTGAAGAAGCTGACCTGGGATAAGCTCCCAACTAACATCGTGGCCTTTTTGGTTGCGATGGTTGTGACGCTTTTGGCCTTCTTCGCTGTGTGCCAGATTGCGGGCATCGCAATCGCGTGGTATATGGTGGTTGGGGCCGTTGTCCTGGGCATCTTTGTCGCCTACGCGGCTATGTTCGGGTTCGATAAATTGAAGCAGACGCTCGAACAGCTCAACGGCATCAGGTCAAATAAATAAAAGTCCCGCTCAGACCGCGCTGAGAGCCCCGTAGAGGCCACCTCGGGTCAGGGGGTATAATTTCCCCTACCTGGGCCCCGGACGTGCCACAGCGCGAGGGAGAGCAGGCAACGCGGCGCTTATAAGCGCATATCCCCATAGCAAAGATTAGAGTGGGCCTTCGGTCAGAAGGTCCACTCTATTTTTATGTCCTCATCCGTGAGGACGATGCGAGAAATAAGCCCCTGCATGATGCGTCGTTTCTGGTCATCGTCAGCGAAGTCCCAGACCTGGGCGGCATCAGCGATAAGCTCCTGAGCCAGATCGAACGGCAGGACTTCCGGGACCTGCTCCGGTGTGATGCTGTTTTGCAGGGCAGTCTTTTCAGCATAGAGTTTGTTGATGCTGTCCCCCAGCACTTCGGCCGGGATATCGTCTTTTTGGTATAGCTCCATGAACCGGGCGATGCTTCGGTCGATTTCCCGAATACGCTTTTCGATTTTCACGTTCTGAACCACCGGCACGGGCTGCGCACGGCTGGCAGCGATGTCGGCGGCCAGCTCAGGCGAGTGCAGCACCTCCCGGACTTTGGCATCAATCAGCGGTTCCAGCTCATCGGCCCGCCAGTGCTTATTTTTGCAGTTCGGGTCTTTGACCATTTCCTTCATCTGCTTCGTGCGGGAGTAGCAAGAGTAGTACCGGTATTTTCCGCTGCTGCGGAGGTAATACCGACCGCCGCAATGCCCGCAGAACAGCATCCCGGTGAGAAGATACTTTGACTGGAATGATGCCATGCCGTATTTCTTCCTCCGTTTCCCCCGCATGACCTGAACGGCGTCAAACTGTTCTTCGGAGACGATGGGCTCATGCGCGTGTTCTACCAGCACGTCGCCGAAGTGGATGCGGCCTACATACGTTTCATTTTCGAGGATATAGCGGACGCTTGACCAAGAGTTATAGCTACTGTAGCGGTTTGTGTACCCCTCGTCTTGTAGCTGCTCCACGATGGCCCGGAGAGACATCCCCGCGAGATACCACTCGAAAATCTTCTGCACCTGCTGAGCCTCGTATGGGTTGATGACGAGCTTCCCGTCCTCGTAGTCATAGCCGATTGGGATATATCCGCCGCCGTGATAGAGACCGGCCTTCGCTCGGGCCAAGCGGCCCATTTTGGTACGCTCTTTTATCTGCTCACGCTCCAACTGGGCGAACACGGCGAGAAGCCCTATCATGGCCTTGCCAAAGGGGGAGGATGTGTCGAAGCTCTCCTGCATCGAGATGAAGTCCACGTTGTTCGGAAGGAAGACTTCTTCGATGAGATAGAGGGTGTCCCGTTGGGAGCGGGAGAGGCGATCCAGCTTGTAGACCAGCACCAAGTCAAACTTGCTCGTCTCTTTGATGAGCTGCTGTATGCCGGGGCGTTTGAGGTTACTCCCGGTGTAGCCCCCGTCCACATAGATGTCGGCTATTATCCAGTCCTGTGCTTTGCAGTATGCAATCAGGCGTTCTTTTTGCTCGCCGACCGAATAACCCTCCTGCGCCTGTTCCTGAGTGGAGACGCGGATATAGAGGGCGGCACGTCTCAAAGCGGCATCCCGTCCAAGAGGTAGTTCGCAAAGACCCAGGGCTGGTCAGCGAGCTCCCCCTCAGTCCTCGGCTGATAGCCAGCAAAATCAATCTGGCGGGCATTGGTGATCGTCAGCCGGAACCATTTGTTATCCAGCAAAATGCTGTCATTTTCGCATGGGACGAAGGCGATATGCGCTCCGTCATCGCGGGTCTTTTTCCCGCAGAGGTAGTAGGCTTTGAAGCGGGGGCTGTCCGGGATGTCCAGCTCAACGTGAGCGTTGCTTTTGTGCCGGGTCTGCTCGTAGACCTCGTGAACCCGGTCCCCGATAAGGCATCGGGCCCCCCGCCGGTCTGTCCTGGCCCCACGGACGCAGGACAGCCAGAAGCAGGGGCACTCCCGCTTGATGTCGAGGGTGAGTTTCATGCTGAGCCTCCTTCCAGCTCGACGGCGAAGTTAAGCAGCTTCAGCCGGTCTCTGCCGCCGAGCGTTTCATAGATGCTGATGAGCTCCACGGCCTCGGGTGAAAGGGATTTGTTTTCCCCGTTGATTACCACGCCGCCGTGATTTGCCTGGATGAATGGGCTGTTCGAGAGCTGACCGCTGATGTTATTCTCCACGGAAGGGGTGGCCGTTTCACCCTTCAGCAGATAGTCGAGAGTGACGCCGAAGAAGTCTGAGATTTTGATGAGGATTTCCACGCTGGGGAACGAGCCAGCCACACGCTCATACTTGCCAACAGAGGAGGGCACGACGCCAAGCTGGGCCGCCAGCTCTCCCTGCGACATATCCCGGTTTGTTCTCAGCTTTCGCAGTCTTTCGCCAAAGTCTTCCATGTGTGATACCTCCTTTGTCCTGTTAGTTCATTATAAGGCGTGTTAGTCACAAAGTCAAGGAAAAATTTTCGAGAAAAACCGGGAATATGATGAGAATAATGGTTGACAATACAGAAAAATAGTGGTAGAATAATACCAGGGGGACACAGTAGAACACCACCGGTATTCGAGGAAAGGGGGAGGTGAGAAGATGAACGCATTGATGAGACGGCGTTTGCGCGGGGCAATCCCTTCGCAGAGCGAAGCGGCAAAGGCCCTGGGCGTCAGGCCCTCCGCCGTCAGCAAGTGGGAGCGCGGTATGTCGAAGCCTCGCATTGAGAAGCTGCCCGCCATCGCCAAGCTCTACGGCTGCACCGTCGAGGATCTGTTGCAAGACCTCGGTGATTGCGGCGGCGATGGCGGAACTCAGGAGACATGATGGAGGCATCGGCGGTCCTGATTGCCGTGTCGAAAGAGCTTGCGAAGCAAGCACAGGACAGTTTGCCGGAGCTGTTGGACGGCGAGCAAATTCAACGTGAATGGCTCAAAAATGGCGTCTATTCGCGTGAAACGATGTTCAATGGTGAGACTTTTCTCAGCCAGTACGATTTCCGGCAACGAATGTGCCGCCGGGTGGCGGTAGCAAAAAGAGGTGAAAGGCAATCATTGACGTAGCCTACCGGGTTTGCCTAAAGGCTTTTCCGGTCCGGCAGGCTCACGTCGGCTGCCGTTTTGGAATATGTATTTTCCTCATGGTTCTATTCTACCACTAATGGTCGCCATTGTCAAGAGATTTTCGGGAAAAATTTTGCTGAAAGTCGCAGAACAATCCGACTTCAGGCGGCGGACTTCTTGGAGGCGTTCGCCCACCACCAGTCGATGAACATGACCTGCTCGACGATTTTGTCAGCGTAGGTGGAGAGGCCAGCGGGCTCGCAGACGGTGGCCTCGTTCACGGTCTCCATCGTAGTGCCCATGAAGCGGATGCCGGTCAGGACGTGCTCGGCGTCGAACACCAGAGCGCAGACGGCGCAGTTGCGGTAGCGGACCTGGATGCCCTTCTTCGTGGCCTGGAGCCGGACTTTGCTGGAGTGCTTGCCGTCCATACCGGCGATGATGGCCTTCACGGTGTCCAGCGCGGTCTCCTCGATACTGGGGGCGATGCTCTCCAGAGCCTTGCGCTCGTGGAGCTCGGCAATCGCGGCCTCCAGGTTGAAGGGGACAACCAGCGCGGTGCAGCTCTCGGGCTCAGCGGGGGCCTCGATGGGCTCGGCGGTGAACACGGTCTCGGTGGTCTCGACCTCAGCGGCGGGGACCTCGACCTCGACGGCCTCCATGCTGATCTGCTCGGTGGTGTTGGCCTCGTACTCCTTGCGGCTGATGACCTTGCGCTTGCCGTTCTCATCAACGCGGTAGAAACGAGCGTGGCCCTTGCTGTCGGTGGTCTGAGTGTAAGTGTAAGTCATGTCAATCTTCCTTTCCGGCCTCTCGGCCTATCCGGGTGGTTTAGGTTTCCTTCATTGTCTTCATTCTATCATACCGACATGATATTGTCAAGTGTTTTTCTGAATTTTTTTCAAGAAAAAAGCGGGTTTTTACGCCCGCTTTGCTTCTTCTATCCACTTTTGGGCCGCTTCTCGGCTGTCGAACCAGTCGTTGTAGATGTCCTTCCGCCGGGTGGACGTGGAGCTACTCTCCGGCTTTTCTGTAGCCTCCACGGTTCGCGTGATGTTGGAGACAACCCGGCCCCGGTCATCGAAGCTGGTCGTGACGCACCAGAACAGCGTCAACCCGGCGGGGGTCAGCTCCCACTGCTCCGCCGTGCCGTCCGGGAGCTGAGCGGCGAAGTCGATGTAGCCCCACGCCTCCCGGCCTATCTCGTCACAGAAGGTCTTCTGGTCGAAGTTGACGATCTCCTCCACCGCGTAGCCGCTGGGGAAGCTGCCCGGTGCCACCGGGCGCTGGGTGCTATAGTAGCGCATGGCGTTCATCCTTTCTGTTCTTTCATCTCTGGCATAAACTTCTCCAGCTTCTGCATAACCGGGTCGGTGATTGTCACCAGCGCAGCCTGATTGCAGTAGCGCGTGTCCTGCGGGCATTCCAGGATTTCAGCATCAGCATAGTTCCTCCGGGCCCAGGCCACCAGCCGCTCACACTCAGCGCGAAGGGTGGCGGCACGGGTATACGGCGTTGCCTTCCGAATCCAAACCGTGTAGCCGGGGTCGCTGGTGGGGTTCGTGTAGGAGCGGTCGAACCGGGCACGGCCCATCATCTCTTGCACAAACTTCGGAACCTTCAGCATGGCTCTCACCCCTTCGGTTCCCAGTTGCTGAGCCACATCTTGGCTTCCTGCACCAGATGCCGCTGAATCAGCCGATTGCCTTGGGAGCGCGGACGATACTGCTTGATATCCCGCAGCACCGCGTTCATGTCCTTGACAGCCTCGGTCCAGGGGTACTCCCTGCCGCCGTCGCAGCGGCCCAGTATCGCCTCAATCCGCTCCGCGTACTGCTCCACTTTGCTCATGACTTCTCCTCCTTCTCGACGATCTTGTCCGTGTATCCGGCCTTGCTCAGCACGTCGAGGGCGTCATCGTAGTCGTCGTAGTAGCACTCCGCCCCGGATTCAAACACAACGAGCGTCAGCCCGCCGGGTTCACGGGTGACTTCCGCGACGCGCTTCTTGCTCGGATTGCCGTAGTATTCGACCCGTGCCTTCATCCAAACACCAGCTTTCCGAACAGGGCATACTGCACGATGCTATCAGCGGCGCAGGCATCAATGCCGCAGGTGTCAATAGCGTTGTCCTCAACCGGCACTTCGCAGCCATGCTCGAAGTACAGCTTCACCCCGTTCAGGAACTTGTCGCGGGTCAACTCCCACTTGTCGCTGCTCTCGGCGTCATGCAGGATGAGCGAACCGCCACGGGAAATCTGGTCGCTCGCATACTCACCGAGATATTCTCCAACGACCTCAGCCTCGCGGCACCAGTAATTGATACCGCCTTCCAGGGCCACCACCATGATGTCGTCGATGTCCTGCTGGGACAGGTCTACATCAAGGCTAATGCTGACCCTGAACTTTTCATCGTTCATACCGTTCTCCTTCCTCGCCTGCCATCATCAGCGCCGGGAGGCGATCTCCGACGGACGCCCAGAAGGGCGTTTCGGCTCAGTGCTTGATGAAGTCCTTCGGAGCGGCGTTCGGGTCCTCGCTGTCCATCCACCGGTCGAACCCCTCGGGGTCGCGGGCCTCCAGCTCGTCCATCAGCCAGCCGCGAACGATGGGCAGCTCAGGGGAGAGGGCCATCTGCTCAGTCAGCTCCCACAGCTCCAGGAGCTGCTTCGTGCTGGCGTTCTTAACGTGGGCCGGGGTCGTACACTTCATGGCGTCCACACCTCCCGCTCACGCCGCGAGCCGGACATAGCCGCTCGCCATGCTCTGCTTCAGCCACTCGTCAAAGTCAGCCGGTGTCTGGCTCCAGCCCTCCGCCAGCATCTCATCCCGCGCCCAATCCGGCAGGGCCTCGTCCATCGCCAGCTCCTCAGCGTGGACATCGTGCAGGTTCTCCAGCGTGGTGTTCTCCCACCACTCGATTTCATGCTCGGGGCAGTCACCGCACATGATGTCGAACGGGTCAACCTTGACGCGCTTAATCTCATACTTCATGGCTCTCATCCTTTCTGACCTGCCATCATCAGGCCGGGTAGGTCAACTCCCGGCGACGCCCGCTCGGGCGTTTCGGCTCAAATCGCCATCGGGATGAACTCGGGGTGCTGACGGCTGTACCGCTTCGCCCACTCAGTCCCGAACTTATACTGGATAGCTGTCTCATACTGCCATACGCGCTCGCCCTCAACATCGTAGTCCCAATCGCAGGCTTCCATGCGCTCATCAGAGTACCAGTAGAGGTTGCCGGTCTCGGTGTCCATGTGGTCATCCGCACTGGACATCTCGGCGTACACGATGTCGGACATCTTGGGGAACGGCTCACCGCTCAGGATTTCCTCAGCCGTGATAACGACCTCGCTGCCGTCCTTGTAAATCAGGTGGTACATCTGGTCGTTGTGCCAGCGGTCATACACGCCGCTGATGAGCTCCTGACGGCGCCGGTCATAGGTCTCATTGGTCTGCCGGTTGAACCACGCCTTAGACACGTCGCTGACATCCAGGCTTTCATTCTCAGCGAGAGCTTCCTTCCGGCGGGTCTCCAGCTCAGCCAGCTCAGCTTTAAGCATCGCCTGAACGTCCTTCTTGCTGTGACGGGTCTCCCACATATCGTTCTTGATGTACCGCAGGATGTCCTTCTTCATAGCTCTCGCCCTCTCCTATCAGTGGGTTTGTGTTACCTTCATTGTCTTCATTCTATCATACTGACATGATATTGTCAATAGATTTCTCGAAAATTTTTC